AAAAAACCCTTGCTGATCCATCTGCAAATGTATCTCCAAAAAGCCCCATATAAATTCTTATTTTTTCTCTGAACCAAGTGCTGTTGACGAACAGTCCTGCCGCAGTTGAATCAACTCCTGCTAAAGTCACTTTCACTCCAGTAGATTCAAGGTTTGAAGTTTCCTCAACCTCAGAGATTTGCAGTAACTCTCCTGCACCCTCATAAGCTCCAATCGTGCTTGTAGGATCATTGGGATTGTAATCATACGGAAGAGTAGAATAGAGGGCTAAGAAGGGGGAAACACTCAGTTCAAGTTGCACAAAGTAAGCAATGTTTAGGTCAGCAGATTGCAGATAATCTCTGATGTCGCTGTTACTGATTGAATTGGCCGCTCCATCTGGAAAAAACTGACGCACAGTGGTCTACCCCTTTGGAGGAGTTGCTTTCTTCCTGACAACCTTTTTCTTAGTTTCAGTTGGAGTGGCATTACCGCCCACTTCAATGGCACGGCCACTGGTAACGACTCCCTTCATTCTGGTAGTCATCCAAGCATCCTTGGACTCTAAGTGCTCTCCAATCCCAAAACGCTCAGTGACAGACCCATCTTCAGAAACGCAAACTGCTGTAGGCTGTGTGAATTGAATTTTCATGTGTCATCTCCTTAAATGAAGAGAGGGGCGGACCCCTCCCTCTCATCTTTATCAGCAATTAGCTTGCGGCGTGAGCCAACACTTTCATTGCTTCTGAAAGCACAACTTCACCACCCACACGACGACGAGCCAAGAAACGTACATTTCCTACAGCCGCTTGAGTGAATCCATCACGCAGGACGCTCAAGGCAACACGGTCAACGATCATGTAGCCTCTGCGATAATCACCAAAGATGATTGACTTAGCAGATGCCGCAATGTCAGCAACATCTGGAGCCTCAACATAAGGGTGACCCAAGATTGTGTTTGGCAATCCTGCTTGACCTGAGAACCCAGTCTGGAAGATATACTGACCCGCAGTATCTTTCAGCTTACGGACAACCCCCAGTGTGGCACGGTTCATCATGAACGCGGCATTCTGAGCGTAGTCGGACTTCAGGCTATGAACTAGATCCATCAAGTTGTCAGCAGTGACCGCAGTCGCGGCGGCTGTAACACCCGTGGAAACAGTAGAGCCATTGGTGATACCAGTTGGCTTGTTTGTGCCGTTTCCTGAGATGAACGCTGTACCTTCTGCCTTTGCAAATTGCTCTGCAAACTCAAGGTTCATCTCTGCATCCAGATCAAACACTGAGTCTTCAAGCAATGCAGTTGAAATATCAACCAAAGCATAAAGCTCATGAGTCGGGATTGTGTTCAGAGAAGTTGTGTACCCTGCTGTCTCTGAGCGAGTGTCTGTCTCAGCAGTCCAAGCGGCAGAAAAGTTTGCAGTCTTGCTTGGTACTTCAATCTCTTTGTTTGAGGTCTGACGCACACGCGCAACAGAACGCACTGGCGAGATCTCTTCAATGATCTTGACCAACTCTTCAACATACTCAGCAGGAGCATAGTTACCCGCTGTAGCCGCTGTGCCGACAGTCAATGCCTTCTTCTCAGCGTCATCAAGAGACTCATCACCCTTGCGAATCCACTTCTCCCATGACTTCATCTGAAGATCGACTTCTTTTGCCTCAACAGCAGACGCTGAAGGACGCTTGAGCATTGTCTCAATAGAAGCAAGCTTCTCTTCAATCTGCTCTTCCTTTGCCTTCTGTGCGGCAATCTGGTTGTTGACATCACCAAACTTGTCCATCTCTGCTTCAATAGCTGTGAGCTTTGACTCAAGAGTTGGATCGGCAACACCGTTCTTTTCAATTTGCTCAAGACGCTCGTCGTTTGCTTTTTTGAACTCTTCAAAAGCACTCGCCATTGCGTCAACAGCAGACTTTACTTCTACCTGTTCCATGACAGTCTCCTTATGACTTTAGGATGGTTGTGAGATGCTGAATAGCACTAATAACTTCAGGCTTGTCAGTTTCCCCTGCATCCCGCAGGTCGAGCGCCTTGGTGACGGCATTTGCCGCGACCTTTGCTTCAGAACGGGACAAGTTCCCTGCCTCACGCAGTAACTCCTCCCACTCGCGGACTGTACGGTCTGCGCCTTTCACCTGTGCAACCCTTGCGCGAGGGTTCATAGGAAAAGTAACCGCACTGATTTCCATCAGATCGACCTCTTTGAGCTTACGGCGCTTACCCCGCTCATCGTAGTCATATCCTTTGGAGTCCACTCTAAATCCAATGGACAGCCCATCTAGAGCACCCATCTTCATTAATTCATATACTTCGCGTCCACGCTGAGTACCCATAGCCAAACGGCCTTTGACCTTCAATCCCTTCCGGTCTTCCAAGATCTCATCGAATACTCCAATCGGCTCATCAGCCCTGTGCTGATACAAGAGCTTGACACCCTTTGCACCTTTCTTGGCAATTGACTTGGCAAACGCACCTTCCACAACAATATCGTTGCCAAGGTCTTTGTTGCCAAAGATAGAACCATAGCCAGTGAAAACTCCCGCGTCTTCTTCACTGTTTTCAGCTTTGATTTCTGCGTGTACTTCAAGTGAGCCAGTTTCAAACTTCACTTCTTCTTGGTCTTCCAGAACGTCTTCTGTCATCTCCATTTCCTCTTTCTTAGATCGGAAACTATCGAGGCAGACCGCAACCCTCTGGTCTTGATCAGGGAACTCGGATTGTACTGAGCCATTACTCATACAACGCGACATAAAATCGCTTTCCGTTTCGCCACTTTTTGGCTTTGGTATTGGCATCTTATCTCCCTAGCCCAACAGGATCAATCGGTTATTCACACTGGTTAAT